CGACACGCGAGGCCGCCCCTGCCGACTCAAGGCGGATGTAACCCTGAATCGATCCCCCCGTACCGACGTGCAACGCCACAGACGGAGCCCCGCTCCGTACGCCGAGCCCGGTGCCATCGACGTACAGCACGCCCGAGGTGCCAACCTTACACACCGCGCCGTTGGAGCAGACCAGGACTTCGTTCGATCCGTTGATCTCGATCATGCCCAGATCGGCCGAGTTGGCCGCGTTGCGACCAACGACCGACCCGCCGTTGAGCAGCCGGACCGACCCGGTCGCGGCGGGGTTGGTGCCGATGGCGAGGGCGGTCCCAAAGTACCCGGTACGCGGCCTCGTCGCCCCGCTGGCTCCGATGTCGTGAGTGTTGTCGGTGCCGCCGATCAGATGCCCGGCAGCCACGATCCTCCACTTCTCGGTCACAGAGTTCGTCAGACTCTCCGTGTGGAAGGCCATGTACGACGAGTCGTTCCCGGTTGTTGCGTTCGCCACGACAATTCGAGCGCCTTCCCGATGGCTTCCAGAGCCACTCGGCACATTGAACGGCAAAGCCAGCCCGCGGTCGGTGACCGCCCCGTTAGCGGCGCTGATGAGGCGGAGCGGAACTACTACCCCCGCAACGTTTTGTACTACGAAAGATGCGTCCCCGTCGGGGATGTTGAATTCAACTCGGTCGGACGATACCGGAACCCCGCAAACGATTCCCGTGCCGACGTAAATCGTCCTCGGCCTCGCGTTGCTCGCCGTCAAGTCGATCGTGTTGTCGGGGCTGAAGGCGAGAGAGCCGGTTAGCGTCAGCCCCGCAAACTGCGGGCTTGAGCTGGTCGCAACGTTTTGGGGGAGGGAAAGAGTGATCGTCCCGTCGAGGTTGTCCGTCACCGTGACCTGGTTGGCCGTGCCCGCCACCCACGAGGCGAGGTTGGCGACCGAGGCGAGGGCCTTCGAGCCGTCCGTCGCAAGCAGTCGCGATGCGGTCAACCCGGTGATCCGCAGGTTTCCGGTGATGTCGAGCCGCCCGGACGCGCCTCGCGCGAGGGAGACGTCGTAGGCGTTCGTCCCGTCGCCCCACTCCATCGACCCGTCGGCATTCAGGTTCCAGCGCCGTGCACCGTCCCCGGATACCTTGACGCCGAGGACGTCCGAGGCCGCCGTGGGGCCGATCAGGAGGACGTCGTCGCCCCCGGCGGCGCCGCCGGAGATCGACACCCCCCAGCGCCTGGCCTCGACCTCGAGCCGGAGGACCGTGCGGTAGACGAGCTGGGGACCGTCGGTCCCCTTCACCTCGTGTTGGCCGTGGGAGACCAGCGAGACGGTCTCCGGGGTCAGGATCTGGTGCTGCCCGTCGATGGCGAAGACTGCCTCGTTGCCCGCCAAGGCGTCCCGAACGGACTCGGCCTTCTGCCGTGCCTCCTTCGACCAGTCTGCGTTCGCGGTCCGGAGGCTCCAGTAGACGATCTCGATGGCGTACCGCTCGTAGATCTCGCCGACCCCGGCCCCCTCTACCTCCTCGATCCCCGCGCAGTCGATGAACCAGAGATTCATCGAGCCTGCCGAGATGTAGCTGCCGGTCTCGATGACCTCGACCTCGTCCTCGAGGCCGTGGAAGCCGGTGAGCACGGTCCCGATCGAGGAGATCGCGTCCATCTCCGTCTTGATCGCGGAGACCACTTCCTCGAGGGTCGGCGTCGCAGCGGCCATCCTATACCGCCTTCACCGTGTAAGGGTTCGTGATGTCCGCACGGGCGAGGATCCTGAGGAGAACCGACCCGGTGAGGTTTCCCTCCACGACCTCCGTCTCGTGCGGCTGATCCTCGTCCACCCACGTCCGCTGGGCGAGGTTCGACGAGCCGTTGTGCCAGCGCTTGTTCACGTATACGAGCTTCTTCACGTCGGCGATCAGGTCCTGGAGCCGCTCGTTGGAGTCCGTCTGGTCGGCCTCCACCACGCAGAGCACCTTGACGCCGATCAGCATCTCCTCGGCGCCGCGGAGGTGCATCCGGGACACCTTGGAGAACTTGCGCACGATGAGCGCCGGACAGTCGCCGACCTCGAGCTCGAGAGGGCCCACGGGCGGCCGGTGCACCGCGACCACGGTCTGCTCGTAGCCGTTCCCGGTCGTGATGGTCGCCAGCTTGGTGGCGACCTGGTCCATGATCTGCTCGTCGAGGCTGGTGGGCATCAGCGCACCCTCCCGCTGGACCGCTTCGGGGCGTACCGTTCGTAGAGCGAGAGCGCCGCCGCATCCTTCGGTGGAGCCGCCGTGCGCCGGAGGCCGCGGGCCCTGAAATGGCCTTCGAGGACGGAGATCCTCGCCGCCTCCTCGACACCAGCGCCGGCCGCGGAGGAAACTGCGCCTACCACGCCGGAGGCCTGCCCCGCGGTCCTCGCGATGGCCTCGAACCCGTACCGGAGGTCCTCCTCGATCCGCCTGGCCTCCTGCTCCAAAAGGCGCTGGAACTGCAGGCGACCCTCGCGCTCGTAGCGCTCGGCGTAGTAGGCGGCCCCGGCGCCGATGGAGACGGTCAGGGACATCCCGCTCCCGGACTTCTCCGGTTTGTACATGAGGCTGCGCTGGAGGACCCCCGTCTTCTTGGCGAGAGGGGCCCCGGAGGGGGCCTTTCCACGGGGCTGCTTGAAGCCCGAGAGCCTCTCCCGGACCATGCGGGCCCGGAAGCGCCTCCCGCCGGCGTTGAGCGTCGCGCGCGCGAAGCGTTCGACCTCGCGCTCGAACCCGCGGAGCTTCTCCGCGAGCCCGAGCTTGAAGCCCGCGCCGCCACCAAGACTGAGGTCGACTCCAGCCATTCTCTTTCGGCCCTCCGCGCAGGAGGGCCGGAAGAGGGGGTCCAGGCCTTTGAGACCCGGACCCCCAGGAGGCGGCTGGTCTAGTCGATCTTCAGGAGGTGACCGAAGTAGGGGTCGATCACCACCTCATCGATGTGGTGCCTGACCCGGATCACGTCCCCGCGGGTCTGCTCTTCGCGGTACTGCTCGACCACGGCATCGCTCGCCGAATCCTCCGTCCAGAGGAACGTCCGACCGATGCAGGGCGTGGTGAGCGAATCCCCATCGCCCGCCACCCGAGCGACAAGCGCGTAGTCGTCATTCCAGACGTCGGCGCTCGTGAAGGCCTGCCCCTCCTTGGCGCTGTTCTTCACCGCGCCGCAGACGATCAGCTTCTCCAGACCGAAGATGCTGGCCAGCGCGGAGCGGATCATCTCCAGGGTGATCAGCGGCGCGCCGGGGAACTGGTTCTTGATCCCGGTGTTCTTGAGGAGGTTCTTCGCCTGGGAGGCCGCCAGGATGAGCGCGTTCGGCATCATCCCCGTGTTCTGCCTCACCTTCTCGGTGGCGTCGATCACGTGGCCGATGGCGTCGGATCCGGCCGTGTCCCACGGGGCCGCGGAAACGTCGGTGTAGAGGGCGGAGTTCCCGGAGGCCCAATTGGTGGTGGGGTCCTGGATCTGGGCCTGGACGCGCTCCTCCAACTTGAGCTTGAGGGCGCGGGCGACGGTCTTGACGGCCGCGTCTTCGGCGTCGAAGTCGCTCATGTAGAGCGCGCGCTCGACGTCATCCACGGCCTCCTCGAGGCCGTGCTCCTCGCAGGAGAAGGACTTGTCCTTGGCGCCGCTCACGATCCGGTTGTAGGCAGCGCGGGCGGCGCGCCGCGTGTCGGCGCTCTGGAGGAGGGTCTCGCGGGTCAGCGCGGAGAAGCTGGCCGCGCGCTTTGGGGTCCGGAACAACGGCAGGATCTGGAGCGCCGCGAACTCCTTCATGTCGCTCGCGTGCTCCGCAAACGCCTGACCGAGATCCAGCCTCGGCGCAGCGTAGGTGCCAGAGTAGTTGAGGCCGCTCATTTCTGCATCCATCACCTCCCGGTATCCAGGGCCTGATCAGGGCCCCCAAATGGCCACAGGTCGCCGCGTGGACCTCCTACAGGGAGATCACGCTCACGGGCATCGGGATCACCTCGATGATGTCCCCGTCTGCCGTGGCCGCCTCGATGGCCGTGCCCTCCAGGCGGTTCGTGCCGGTCGTGCCGATCTTGCCGGAGGCCGCGCTGTAGACCAGCGCGCCCGCGGAGATCGCCACCCCAGCCTTCATCTTGACGGTGGGCAGGATCAGCTCGGCCGAGAGCGGCTCGTTGGCCGCCGCGGCGTCGAGCGCGATCGCGTGCGCCTTGTTCGTGGCGCCCGCCTGGGCCCACTTGCCGTTGGAGTCCACGTACACCCGGTCATACCGGGCGATGGTCCCCGCCGCGAGCAGCGTCTTGGGACCCCGGTTCTGCTGGCTCATCTTGAGCCCTCCTGTTTCGTGTCTCTGACCACTCCAGTCCAGACCACCTGGACCGGGTTACTTCTTGGCGGCGTCGACCCGACGGCGACGCTCGTAGATGTGCCCCGCGCCGACCTCAGCGAGGTACGCGGCGTAGAGGGCGGGCTCCTCCTTGGAGACCTGGCTGAACGCCTGGCGCATGGAGATGCCCTTAGCTTCGGCGATTTCCTTGGCCCGCTCGAGGTAGCCCTTGCCGGGCGCCGCCTGCGAGGGGTCGCCCTCGGCGGCCACCGGCGGCGCGCCCACGGGGACCGCGGCTTTGGCGGGAGCCTTCTTGGCCTCCTCGAGCTCCTTGGACTGGACATCCAGCTTCGCCTGGAGCACGTCGGCGTAGGCCCCCTTGGCCTCCGCGATCGACGCCCCCCTCTCGATCTGCTCGAGGGCGAACGCCGGATCCTTGGGGAACGCGGCCCGGATGTCGGCGCAACGCTTGCGCTCGCCCTCCTGGGCCTCCTTGGCGGCCTTGGCCCGGATCTCCTCCGCGCCGGCGGCCGTGGACTGCGAGGTGATGGTGCTCATCCCCTCTTCTCCTAATACGGAACCTTGAACCTCGGCCGCCGCCCGACCACCGGACGACGGGATGTCCTCGTTGGAAACTCCGACACGATCGACCAAGCCGAGCGCGAGGGCCTGGTCCGCGATCCAAACCCTGCCGGTCGCCCATTCGGCGACCTTCTCGGAAGACTGGCCCCTCCCGCGCGCGACGTCCACGGAGAAGTTCGCGGCCATGCCGTCGATCACTTCTTTCGCCGCCTGAATCTGACCCTTGGTGATCTGGGTGCCGGAAACCCCCATACCCTTGTGCTCGCCGCTGGCGATCAAGTGCACCTTGAGTCCGGCCTCCTCGTAGGCCTTCGAGCTGTCCACGTAGGCCGAATAGACCCCGATCGAGCCGACCAGGGCGTTGGGGCCGGCCTCGATCGTGTCAGCCTGCGAGGCCAGCCAGTAGGCGCCGCTCGCGCCGATGTCCTCGATCCTGGCGACGACCCGCTTGAAGGCTCGGGCGGCGAATACCGCGTCGGCGGCCTCCTTCACCCCGGCGACCTGACCGCCGGGCGAGTTCACCGCCAAACGGATGGTGTGCACCCCTTGGGATTCCACCGCCGACTTCACGTCCTCGCGGATCTCGTCGTAGCCAGTGGCGTCAACCCCCCAGCCGCGAAGCCACCCCGGAACCGACTTGAGAAGAACGCCCGAGATGGACACCGTGGCGACCCCGTCTTCCACGAACATCGGCCTGCGCTTCGCCTTCATGTCGTCGCGGCCGGACGCAAGGGGGGCCAGGATCCCTTCCAATCTCGTGAGCAGCACCTCCAGCGCCTTCGGCTCCATCGCCCACGGTTCGGATGCGAACTCAGTTTGCATACACCGGCACCCCTTCCATTGACTCGTCCGCGATGAAGGCCGCCAGG